TCGCGCTTGCGCGCGCGGCACGCCCGTACTTCGATCTGCTGTCGAAGCGTCCGTTTCCGCCGAACACCAACAGCATCAACATTCCGCGCCTGAAAACGGGTACGGCGACGGCAGCGCAGAAAGACCTGGGTGCTGTCAAATCGCAGGACATTACCACCGGCTTGCTTACCTTCCCGGTTATCACCGTGGCGGGTCAGCAGGACTTCGCACGTCAGCTCTTTGACCGTGCGGTGCCCGAGCTTGCCGACATGGTCGTGTTTCCCGATCTCGTCGCGGACTACCTCACCAAGACCGACCTGCAGGCCCTGACGGGGTCCGGCGTTGCGCCGAACGCCAAGGGTGTTGTCGAAACGGTCGAAGCGGGGCAGAAGGTCACATGGACGCAGGCGTCTCCGAAAGTCAAGGAATTCTATTCCAAGGTTGCAGACGCGATCCAGCGGATTCACACCAAGCGGTTCCTGCCGCCTTCCGCGATCGTCATGCACCCGCGTAGGTGGGCTTGGCTGCTCGCCTCCGTGGACTCGAACGAACGCCCGCTGTTCCTCCCCGCGGCTAATCAGCCGTTCAACGCGACCGGCGTGCAGGACGGCGTCCAGTCGCAGGGGCTCGTGGGCCAGATGCAGGGTCTGCCGGTCACGGTTGACGCCTCGATCCCGACCAACCTCGGAGCGGGCACCAACCAGGATCTCGTCATCATTCAGCGTGTCCAGGACTCCTGGGTGCTGGAGGACGAGCCGGTCAAGACGCGCGTGTACGAAGAGGTTCTGTCGAACGAACTCGCCATTCGTGCGCAGGTCTTCAACTACCTGGCGTTGACGCACGAACGCTACGCAGAAGGCATTTCCACCATCGAAGGAACGGGTCTTGTGACCCCGACCTTCTAGGAAGCGCCCTCGCCAGCCCCTGCGGGCTTCGCGCTCGCAGGGGTCATAGGTGGCGGGTGTGTCTCCCTACCCCTATCGGGTAGCCCGCGCGTGCTCACGCAAAGGTCACTCGTCACCTGGCAGCTACGGCTGCCCGCGGTCCACCAGGGGGTGCCGTTGCGCGGTTCGCTGCCACTGGACAGCCATCCGGCCCTCGCGCCGGCCGCAACGTTGTGTGTTCGAGTCACACAGGCCGCAGTTGCAGCACCCCACACGAAACAGGAGACAGAGCGCATGAGCGCAGGACGATTCACATCCTACGGAGGCGCGTGTGACCCGACGGCCATCATCGGCCACCCCCCCGAGTCGCGCGATTGGAAACCGGGAGACGCAATCTACATGCCGACGGTGGAGTCGACGGCACGCATCGAGGCTCACGTCACGGTGGATGCGGGACTGCAGCGTCCAACCTACATCGGGCGCCGGACCTGGCTGATGAAGAAGGTTCACGTCGGGCATGACGCGGTGATCGGCGACGATTGTGAGTTGGCACCCGGCACGGTCATTGGCGGCCACGCCTTCGTGTCACAAAAGGTGAAGTTTGGGATCGGCGTACTAGTGCTCCCGTTCGTACGCATCGGCGAGGGCGCGCGTCTCGGCGCGGGCGCCGTGGTCACGCGGGACGTTCCCGCTGGCGAGGTGTGGGCTGGCAACCCTGCGCGCAATCTCCGTTATACACCAGGCGCCGCCACGCAGGCTTGCGCCGGAATGGGCGTCTAGTGCATGGCGCGCCACAGCACCACCTCACCTACATACGCGACAGCGACCGGACGCGCGTGATCTTTATTCTTGAGGGCGAGCTGGCTGACTGTGTTCAGCGCGCCATCGAACAGGCCCCGCTGGGCTTTCGCCTCGCGGCCCTAAAGGCCGACCACACGGGCCGTATCGCCATTCGCGCCGACGGAGACGACTACTAATGCGCGTCGTCGCGCTGTGTAGCTGGTACGACGAGAAGCCCTCACACCTAGCGGGCCTCGTGGCTTCGCTCTCGGGCGTCGCTGACCACATCGTTGCGGTGGATGGGGCGTACGCCCTCTACCCGCGGGGCCGCGCACATAGCCCCTCGGGGCAGGCGGACACGATTCGCGAGACGGCACGCTCGCTTGGGATCGGTTGCACAATCCACGAACCGCAGATCACCTGGCAGGGTCAGGAGGTCGAAAAGCGCAATTTCATGTTTCACCTGGCGGAACGGATGACGACAAACGACGACTGGTACCTGATCCTCGACGGTGACTCGCTGGTGACGCAGGTGGGCTATAGCCTGCGGGACGTTCTAGCCCAGACCGAACACGACGTCGCCGAAGTGACTATGTGGAGATACCGCGAGCACTTCGAGCCACACGAACGCCCCTTCGTCACCGACGCAATCGAGGAGACGCCGTTCCGGTCGATGTTCCGCGCGATCCGCGGGCTTTCGGTCGTCGGGCGTCACTACCACTATCTGACACCCGACGGGCGCTTTCTGTGGGGCGACGGCAACGTGACCCCCGCGCTCAGCCTCCCGGCGATGCGCCTGCAGCACCGGAACGAGGCACGCGACCTGTGGCGCGCGAAGGCGGCCAAGACCTACTACGACACCCGCGACAAGCTGGGGGTGGAGGGACTGACACGATGAGAACCAACGAGCAGGCCGCCGCGTACATCGCCAGTGTCATCAAGGAGCGCGAAGCGTACAGGGCCGCAGGTGACAGGGAACAGGTGGCGCACTGCGAAGAGGAGATGAAGCGTGTGCGCGGAGACGTCAGGCAGACGCGATGACGAAACGACGGCATATCGCCTCCATTGCTGCGGCAACCATGCTGCTGATTGGCGGCCTGATTACCGGCGTCGTAGCGCTCGAACCCGCCGGAACGGCACCCCGCACCGCGGCTCATTTCCCGCCCAAAGGCGGGGAAGGTGGGGGCGGTGAAAAAGGCGAAACGGGCCTGAGCGTTCTAAACGGCAGTGGCTCCCCCAGCAGTGGCACGGGGCGCGTGGGCGAGTTCTACATCGACACGACGGCGCACGCGATATGGGGGCCGAAGCTCTCCTCGACGTGGAGCGGCACCGGCCCCACTTCGCTGTTGGGGCCGACGGGACCGCCTGGCTCGACCGGCGCGACTGGGCCGCAGGGACCGCAAGGGATTCAGGGCACAGCCGGTGCCGAAGGGAAAGAAGGGAAAGCCGGACCCGAAGGCCCGCAGGGCGTCAAAGGGCTGACGGGCGCCGAAGGCCCCAAAGGCGCTACCGGTGAAAAAGGTGAAAACGGGCTGCCCGGAGCGACCGGCGCACAGGGTCCCGCCGGCCCCGCGGGCAAACTCGAAATCGGCGCGGTGGTCGAACCACTGAAAGAACGCGCCCAAAACACTCTCTTTGAATGCTCGGGCGCGAGCGCTTGCCTCGTCTACCTGACGATTTCGTCCAAACCCGAACTCACGGTCTACAAAATCGAAATCGAAGCGGAAACGATCATCGAAGCGAACTACACCGGCAAAGTGGCTTCCGAAAAACGGCCGTTTACGTTCGTGCTCGCCGCCGGGAAAAAGTGGAAAGTCCCAACGACTGCGACCATTACCGAAATCAAATCGACCTATCAGGTGCTGTCGTGATCTACGCCCAACCCGGGACCGCCTTTCAGGCCGTCCTCGACAACGCCCCGACCGGACTCGTTGGCACAATCGGAGTTCGAGTGATCCGCGACCTCGACGGCGCTACCGTCATTGCACGCACCACAGCGAACATAACCGAGGTGGTCGCGGGGTCGGGGACGTATCTGGCAAAACTGGCGGCCGCGCCGGCCGAAGCCGGCAGCTATCTCGTCTTTTGGGACACGGGCACCGTGACGCCCTCGACTACCTCGACCGAGGAAATGGTCGTTGGCGCAGCCACGGCGCTAAACCCCCCGCCGACGGGCAGCGAACTCTGCACTCTCGCCGACGTGCGGCTGCTAATGCAGAAGGCGGCGACGGATACCGCACAGGACGCCTTCATTCAGTCACAGATTCTCCGGGTGTCGCAGGAGGTCATGGACTGGTGCGAGCGACAGTTCGCCCCGGTCGAAGAACATGCGACCAAGACATTTAGTTGGGAACGGACGGGCACGCTCGTCAGCTTCGCCCCGTTCGACCTGCAGAGCGTGGACAACCCGGAAACCTCCGTTGTTGCCGACAGCGACAACGCGACGCCCTACGTGCTCACCAAGGAAGAGTATCGGCTGTGGCCGTATGAGGGACGCAACGGCGTGTTCACCGGAATGAAGGTGCAGCCGTTCGGCGCCTCGTACGGCAGCATTGAGTGGCCGACGCGCCAGCTTACGGTAACGGGCAAGTGGGGTTTCCCTTCGGTACCCCTGCCGGTCGTTGACGCGACGGCACTGACGGTGGTTCACCGGATCACCGGGAATGTAGCGGCCTATCGCTCGCCCGACGAAGGTCCGGTTGCCGTCCCCAAGCAGGGCTTCCCCACGGAGGCGCTCCACATATTGGCGAAATACAAGCGAGTGCCGTTCTAGTGGCCGCCACCTCGGCGCCCGCTGTGAAGGCTGCGCTACTGACGCTAATGCGTGCTACTGGCTCGCTGTCCGACGTGCAGCTTGAATATGCACATCCCGGAGCGACGATCCAGCAGGAATACGTCTTCTACCACAAGACCAGTGAGCGGGAGAAGGCTGCGGCCCTCGGCCGGAAGCGCCGGGATGAGGACTACGTCATCGAACTGATTGTTGGCGTGGCCCGCGACGGCAACGACGCGCAGGCGGCCGAGGAGCGCTGCTGGGCAATCGTGTCGATTATCGAGAACCTCGTGCGCCTGAACCCCGGGCAGGCCGGGGACGTCATGGAAGGAATCGTCTCGGGCTGGGTGGTATGGGGCGGCGCTGAAATGACGCCGCTAATCGAGGCGGGACAGCGACTAGCCGAGGCCGTATGCCGCGTCGAGGTCAAGCATCGGAAGTGAGGGGCCACCTGGCCCCGTAACGCCCGCCGAACGCGGGTGTGGACGAAACCCTCGCCGTAGGCCGCGCAGGGCGGCAGACGGCCCGCAAATGGCCCTAAACGGGCGACAGAAAGGACCCGCAATGCGGTTGATCTATCGCGGTCCCGTTCAGGGCGTTTACGTGCTGGACGGCAACGACGAGGTGCGCTTCACCGTCGTCGGCAAGGAGGACGAGCCGGACGCGCTGGTTTATCAGGGCGACACGGTCGAAGTGCCCGACAGGGTCGGGAAGAATCTCGCCAAGCAGGACACCTGGGAAAAGGTGAGGGCGCCTGCAGCGACGTCAAACGACAAAGGGAGTAAGTAGATGGCTCTAGCAGGTGGCCTTTCAGCACAGTTCGGGATGGCCGACGAGACGACGTTCGCCACGATCACTCCGCCGTCGCGGTTCTTGGAGTTCAACAGCGAATCCATCAAAAAGACGCTTGAGCGTCTGACGTCGTCGGGCCTTCGGCCGAACCGGCGTAATGTGCGCAAGCAGCAGTGGACGACCGGCCGCGAAGGCGTTGCGGGTGATATCGAGTTCGATATCAACACGCAGGGCTTCGGACTTCCCTTCAAGCACGCGCTGGGGAATATCACATCCTCGCAGCCGAACGCGGGCTCATTCCCGACCGTCTGGGAGCACACGGCGACTGTCGGCCAGCTTGACGGCAAGTCGTTCACCTCCCAGATCGCGGTTGGGGACACGGGAGGCACCGTCCGAGCGTTCACTTGGTCGGGTTGCAAGTTCGTCAAGTGGGAACTGATGTGCGACGAGAACGGCTTCCTCAAATTCAAGCCGACGATCGACGGTGCCAGCGAGTCCACGGCGACGGCGCTTGCGTCGGCAGCCTACGCGGCCAACGCCGTGCCACTCGCCTACACGGGCGGGGAAATCAAGATCGCGGGCAGCGAAGTACCGACCAAGAAATTCTCCCTGGCCGGCGACACGCAACAGAAGCTGGACCGCTACTTCATGCGCGGCAGCTCGTCTCAGCAGAAGAAAGAGCAGCTGGAGGCCGGGCTGCGCGCCTATACCGGCAAGCTCGACGTCGAGTTCATGGGGCTGACTGAGTACAACCGCTTCGTCAACGGGACGGAAGCGGAAATCACGGCCTTCTTCGAGGGTCCGGTCATCGCCGGCACCTTCAAATACGCTGTCGAGGTCACACTGCCGGCCTGCCGTTTTGACGGCGAAGGCCCCGACGTCACGGGTGCCGACCTCGTGGACATCTCGCTCCCCTATGTCGCGCTGGACGACAACGCCGGAACGGGCGGTGTGCAAATTCGGTACAGGACAATAGATACTGCCCCCTGAACCTAGGCGGCTTCGTGCGGCGATCCGTTACCTGGAGTGTGACTAATGCCTCGCTATGCCGTGCGGGACCAGGGCCTTGCGATGGTCGGATTCCAGCAGCTCAACGTCGCCCTAGGTCGGATCGGTGCGGGGAAGGCCGACTTCGGCCTCGCCTACGAGCTTCAGCAGCGGCTTAGAACCATCGGGGAGGCAGTGGCAAAGGCAGCGCCGCAGTTCGTTAGTCACCGAACCGGCCGTCACGGCGACCCGGGCAACCCCAGCCTGGAGGAATCCGTGCGCGTGAGCGTCACGCAACGGCAGGCATCGGTTTACTCGACGGCCCTCCACGGCGGGGCGCAAAACGTGGGGGGCAAGGTTGGACGTAATCACGCCACGCTGCTGAAGCGAGCGGACGTCTCTGGCTGGATGATAAAGGCTGTCGGTTCCGAGCGGGAGTTTGTCCGCGAGGAGGTTGACAGCCTTTTGGAGTGGCTAGAGCGCGAATTCGTAGCGGGCTAATTCACACAAAAGGAGAATGCATGGCAACACTGAGAATGCAGTTGGACGACGAGGAGTATGAGGTTGACCTGGACCGGCTGACGTTGGGCGAGGCTCGCCGACTGAAGTTGCAGGCAGGCATGAAGGACCTGTCGCACTTCAACTTCTTTGACCCCGAGCAGATGGTGACGCTGTTCGCCATCGCCGTGCAGCGTGAGCACCCCGAGATGGGCGAGGCGGACGTGCTCGCCAAGATCGAAGCGCTAGATGCGACCCCGATCCTTGAGAACTTCACCAAGCAGATCGAGGCCGCAGCCGCAGCGGAGGCCGAGGCGGACCCTACCGCCGCCGTTACGGCCAGCGTGGCCGACGGCTCAACAATCTCGAACAGTGGCGACCCGGCGATGAACCCCGAGCCCGATGGGAGCCAGTCCTCCTCCGAGTTTACGGCATAGAGCCGTGGCAGATGGCTCGGTACGAGATACCGGAGCTGGCCCGTATCAACGCAGAAATCAACGCCATGGACGAGGCGGCAGCGGACGCATCCCGTAAATCGCAGCACTGAGAGGTGACGACATGGCGGCACGTACTGCGGAGGTCATCTTCGTTGGCGATGCGGCATCGCTCATCAAGGCATCCAAGGAGGCGGCGGCTGCCACAGACGCAGCCGCCGCCAAGATCGAGGGCTCCAATCGGCGGGTTGCAGCCTCTAGTGAGGCTACCGCTCGCGCCAGCAAGTCCGCGTCGAAGGTAGGGCGCGACGCCGCAGCGGCCGTTGCCGCAGTGGTCGTCGGCTCGGCCGCCCTGGCCGTCAAGTTGGAAAAGGCCACGGCCGGTGTCGCTGCCGCGGGTGGCACATCCGTTGCAGCGGCTAGCAAGATCACGTCTTCGTTCAAGCACATGGCCGAGGGCGAGAACAGCGCCCGGATGGTGGCCGAAGCGTACTCAACCGTTGCGGGGGAGCTGAAGAACGTTGAGGGGCACGCCCTGAACGCGTCCGAGGCGCTCAAGGTGATGAACGCGGCCGAACGCTTGTCGTTGGCGACCGGCGAAGACCTGAAGTCCTCGACCGAAGCGCTCGGGAAAGTCATGCTCACGTATGGCATCCACGCAGAGGGCGCAGGTGCCGCGAGCGACATTCTGTTCAACGCCTCGAAAGCGACCGGCTCACAGCTCGGGACGCTCGCGCAGACCGTTGATCGAATCCGGGGCAAGCTCGGCGCGCTGGCGCCGACGCTCGGTGAATCGGCCGGCCTAATGGACGATCTGGCAAAGCATGGGCTCAGCGGACGCCTGGCGATGGGTGCGCTAAGCGGCACATTCAACACCCTCCTCGGAGGCGGCAAGAGCGTTGCCGCGATGGCGAAGCAACTTGGCCTGAACATCTACGATTCACACGGAAAGTTCGTCGGCCTGTCATCGGTCATAAAGCAGCTACAACCGAGACTCGCTGGCCTGACGCAGCAGTCACAACTACAGGCGACCAAGGCTCTGTTCGGCGCGTCCGCCAACAAGCAGCTCCTGAGCATCATCCTCCAGGGGCCACACGCCTTCAACGCGGCGACAGCCGCCATGTCGAAGCATGGGACCGCCGCGTCGGCCGCGAAGAAGCAATCCGAGACGCTGGAGGGTGAGTGGCGCAAGGAGAAGGCCACCGCCGAGAATCTGGGTGGGTCGCTTGGCAAGGTGCTGGTTCCCGCCATGAGGGCGGCGACGTCGGCGATCATGGACAGCGTTGATTGGCTGAAACGGCACGAAGCCGCAGCCATTGCGCTAGGCGCCGTTATCGGCGGCGTGCTCGGCTTGGCTATTTCGGTGTACGCCTACACCAAGGCCACCAAGTTCGTCAAAGCGACGCAGGACATGATCGGAGCCGTCAAAACGCTGGCGGCGAAGATCGCGGGCTCGTCCGCTGTGGTCGAGACGTCCTTTGCTGCGCAGGCTACGGCCGCCGAGGCGGGCGCTACCGCCACCGCTGCCGCACAGGACGGCCTGGCAACGGACATTGCTGCGAAGGACGCGGCGATCGTCACTGCCAACGAGGAGGCCGGTGCCTCCTTTACCGCCATGCTCGGCCCGATCGCTGCCGTAGTGGCTGCGGTTGTCGCGGCGCAGCCACTCATCAACAAACTGACAGGTGGCGGGATCAGCGGCGAACATAATGCCGCCGCGCATAATTCGTTCGGCACCGCCGGCTTTGGCCTGCAGTCATCGGGTGGCAAGGCTGACAAAATCGCCCGCTTCCTCCAGGAACGTGGCGGTCTTCCGGCCGCCACGGCAGCCGGAATTACGAAAATCCTGGGCGCCGAATCGGGCCTGTCCACGACCAACGCCGGCTCCGAAGGCGCATACGGGATCGCGCAGTGGCTGGGCTCGCGGCTGTCCGGCTTGCGCAAGTTCGCGGGACGGCACGGCACCTCGGGTAACTCCCTAGAAACGCAGCTCGAATACCTGCTGCACGAACTGCACGGCCCGGAAAAGGGTACGCTCTCAAAGTTGATGAAGGCCTCCTCGGTAGGGGCGGCCGAAAAGGTGTTCGTTGAAAACTTCGAGCGACCCGCGAAGTCAAATTACGGTGCAATCTACCGACGTGCGAAGACGTACCACATCAGCTACGGCGGTAAGCACATTGGCTACAATGCCGCAGGCGGTCCTGTTGAAGAAGGCATCGTCCACGCGCACTACCACACGCCCCAGCACGGCCACCCGACCCGAACCAGTGGTACGGGTACGGTGCAGACACTAGAACAGGAACACGAAGCGGCCAGCAAGGTCAAGAAAGCTGCGGCGAAGGCAAAGGCGCACCTGCTGTCGCCGCAGCAAATCGTAGCCTGGGCCGAACAGCACGTCGGCAAGTTCGCCGAGTCCACCGGGAAGAACACCGGCCCGGAACTGGACAAGCTGCAGGGCGAATTTCACACTCGCGCAGCCGCATGGTGCGCCGAGTTCGCAACGACCGCCGCGATGATGGGCGGGGCGAACAAGGCAATCCGTACGGCCTCGGTTGCGACGATCCGCCAGTGGGCCGAAGAGGGCAGCCATGGCTACCGCAAGGGCGTCAGCCACACTCCTCATGTCGGCGACATGATGATGTTTGGCAACAGCCACGTCGGTTTCGTGCGCTCGGTCAACGGCAGCAAAGTGACCACGATCGAGGGCAACACCTCCTCGGGCAAGGTTGCGATCAAGACGCATGGCGTAAACAAAAA